GAGCCAAGTATTCTCCGTGGTAGTGGAGAACTGGCAACGCCTCCTGCTGGCTACAGCAAGCTGTGCATTGAGCATCCTGAACTAGCAGCGTGTCCGAAATGAATACGCACAGCGAAAGTTGGATGTCAGACATTGTTGGGTATGGGCAATTTGTCGATGGCAAGTTGGTAGCGTGTTCGCAAACTGAAATGTATATAGCTATCGGAAACAAGAATGTTGAATGTCGCCCCTTGTACTCCGTGGTGACAAGGCCAGTAGAACCCCTGCTGGAGCGAACGAAATGAGCATCTCATTCAACGATCTGAAACTAGTCAATTCCAAGATCAACATGCTGCCGTATGCCAGTGAGGTTGAGGATGATTGGAAGCCGATCGTCACTGAAGGGGATTGCGACAGTAGTGCCACAGCAAAGTTCGAGCGATTGGTCGATATGGGGTGGCCTACCAACTTCCTCAGACTAGCGACATGCTACGTCGAGACAGGCGGGCGGCTACCACGCTGTCCTGCTAGTCGATTGGGACGGTCAGACCTACGTGCTTGACAACCGGCATCCGTTGCCGATGGAATATGATTTGTTGCCATACAAGTGGCATTTGCTCCAGGTTGCGGGCACACAGAATTGGGAGAAAGTTGCATGAGCACCTCTGGCACCATCGCGACAACCTCAATCGACACGGCGGCTGTCGTAGAACATGCGTTCCGTCGCTGCCGGGTGCTGCCCTCGGCCCAGACGCCGGAAACGGTCTTGATCGCCAAAGAGAACCTCTACCTGATCCTCTTGAACCTATCCAATCGCGGATTGAACCTGTGGGCTGTCGAGAAAGCATTCATCGGGCTGAACGTCGGGCAGGCAACATACGCCACACCATCGGGCACGCTGGACGTCCTGAACGTCGTGTATTGCACACCGACGTTGGTCACCAACACCTTCGCGGTCGGCGGCAACGGCGGCACGGCGACCTTCGCCTCTTCTGACATCACGCGCATCGGCTTCACGGTTAGCACGAGCTACACTGGCGTGATGGTTCTCAGCTATTCCACGGACTCCGTCACCTACACAGTCTCGACAGTCCTCCCTTCCGCGACCTATGAAGCTGGCCAGTATTACTGGGCAGACCTCCCGGCCGCAGTCACTGCGACCAACATCGCTGTCGAGGGAACAGCGGTTGCTCCGATCACGGATATTAAGGTCGCCACCGTGACGGGCGAACTACCTGTTACAGCATGGAATCGCGACACCTACGCGGTGATCAACCAGAAGACGAAGCAGGGCCACCCCTCCACGAGCTACTTTTACGAGAAGAAGTTGATCCCGGAAATCACCTTGTGGCCTGTTCCGGACTCCACCGACAACCACCTGATGATTTACCGTCATCGGCAAGTTCAGGATGTGGGGACACTAATTCAAACTCTTGAGTGCCCGCAACGCTGGCTGGACGGTATCATTTGGCTCTTGGCCGCAAAGCTGGCGTTTGAGCTACCGACCGTTGATATGGCGCTGGTTACGCTGCTTCAGCAGATGGCTGATAAGCAAGAATTCGAAATGGAGCAATCCGAAACTGATGGCGCGCCGATGTACATTCAACCCAACGTAGCTGTTTACAACCGCTAACATGAGCCTCTACCTGACGCCCAAGAACGTCGGCGGTTCGATGGCGGTGGCGATTTGCTATCGCTGTCAGAAGAAGATATACGCCGGGGCTTTGAAAAAAGATCCGAATAATCAGAATTTCTACTGCGGTGAATGCGTCGACCTCTACGACCCATGGCGACTACCTGCTCGCCGCGCTGAGGACATTTCCGTGCAACACCCGCGCACCGACGAAACTATTGAAGGGGGGCCGTGGTAATGGCTGAATCGCTGACCTACGCATCACTACTCACCGACGTGCAGACCTACGCCGAGCGGGACGACGATCCGTTCGTCACCCAAATCCCGCGATTTGTGATGATGTGCGAGAACCGCATCGCCTCGGAAGTGCGTGGCCTTGGTTTGCAGAAGTACGTCACCGGGAGCCTGAACTCCAACACCGTCGTCAAGCCGGAGCGTTGGCGGGAGACGATCAGCTTCAACGTGACGGTGGCAAGCCAGCGGGTGTTTCTCCAAGAGCGCACATACGATTACTGCCGCGCCTTCTGCCCAGACCCGACGATCACTGGAGTGCCGCGCTACTACGCAGACTACGAGTACGAGCATTTCCTCGTGGTTCCGACCCCGCCAGCGGTGTACGACTTCGAGCTGGCCTACTACGAGCGCCCAGAGCCCTTGGGTGATACCAACCAAACGAATTGGTTATCACAGTATGCCCCGCAGTTGCTACTATACGGTTCCCTCCTCGAAGCGCAGCCCTTCCTCAAGCGTCCCGAGCGGGTGGCCGAGTTCCAAGCCCTGTATGACCGCGCCTTGCAGGGTGTATCGCAAGAATCCAGCCGCCGAATCACAGCAGACCGCGCCGGCACCTCGCGCAACGGAGAGTAGCCGTGATTGAAATCTATGTAATCACTAGTCGAACTTCAGGCAAGTCTTATGTAGGAATGACTTCACGTAAGGCTTATGGTAACGGAATTCTAATTTCCCGAGCTAAGAAAAAGTATGGCGACGGGAATTTTGAAGTTTCCGTTTTAGCAACCACCGAGGGCAAACTCACAGCCGACTATTTAGAAAGGTTCTTCATTTCTGTGATGGGAGTTCTTGCGCCCAACGGGTACAACTTAGCTCTTGGTGGAGATGGCGGGTCAATACATACCCCTGAAATAAAAGCGAAAGTTTCCGCGCTAAACTATGAACGTTACGCGGCTGACCCCAGTATTAAAATTCGCATTTCACAAGCCTTGAAGGGTAGAGTGTCGCCGCGCAAAGGTTGTGTTATGTCCGAAGATCAAAAGGCAAAAATATCAAAAGCAGGAAGGGGCAGAGTTGTTTCAGAGGAGACAAGAGCCAAGTGCTCGGCACTTCAAAAAGGAATACCTAAATCTGAAGAGGCAAAAGCGCGTATGAAGATTTCTGCAAAACTACGGGCCAACTCTGAAGAGGGTAGAGCTAGGATGCGCACGGCATCTTTACGAGCAGCCGCAATTAAGCGTCAAGGAGCAATGGCATGAGCCAAACGTACACGTCAGTTTTTGGCAGTGAAACCATCCCCCCAAGTCGGAATGGGTATTCCGCAGTGGCCCTTTCTGCCGACACGACGTTCTACTGGCCGGAGCTGGCAAGCGGTTCGAGCTTGATGGCGGACATCATGGAGGTAACTCCTACGGCCGCGTGGTCGATGACCTTCCCAGCAGCCAACGCGGTCAGCACAGGGCGCGATGTTCTGGTGCGGAACCTCGGCGCATTCACGGTCACGCTGAAAGACCAAGGCGGCGGCACTATCGGAACCGTCGCGGCGGGCGTCGCCAAATATCTGTACATCACCGACAACTCCTCGGCGAATGGCGTCTGGACGGTATTCACGTTCGGCACCGGAACTTCTGCGGCGGATGCTGCGGCTCTGGCGGGCTATGGGATGACCGCTATAGGGAGTCAGCTTGCCCAGACTGCGGTCACGACGATTTCTTCGATTGCCAAAACTCTGGTTGACGCTGACCGCGCCAAGACCTTCGCCTTCACCAACTCCGGGACTGTAGCCTGCACCTTCCCCGGATTTGCGTCGGTGGCCAATGGGTGGTTCGTCAACATCAGCAATCAAGGGACAGGCACCGTTACTCTTACTATGGCTGGCGGCGAGACGATCGACGGCGCGTCTACCAAAGCGCTGGCTCCCGGAGAATCCTGCACGGTGGTCAGCGCTGGAACGACCAACTGGGCATCCATCGGATACGGGCGCAGTACGGCGTTCCAATTCACCAAGCTTGTGTTGGATGTGTCCGGAGGCGCGGCGACCTTTACGCTAACCAGTACGCAAGCTGGAAACAAGCTGATGAATTTCATTGGCACGATTACTGGTAACGTGATTGTCACGATACCAGCTGTGGTCGGTATTTACTACGTCCAGAACAATTTCACCGGAGCGTTCACTGTCGAGTTCAAGACCGTCGCCGGCACTGGCATCGCGATGACCAACACCGACAACGTCATCCTATACTGCGACGGCGTCAATGTGGTCAACGCCCAGACATCTTCCCTACCTACGGCGAACCTTTCCGGCGGTGCTGCTGGGCAACTGGTGTATCAGGTCGGTGGGAGCTCTACTGGGTTCAGCGCGGCGGGCACAGCTGGGCAAGTTGCCATCTCCGGCGGCACTGGAGCCCCGACGTTCTCCAGTAACTTGACTGTGGTTGGCGGCAACGTCGCGGTTTCAGGTGGTACGTTCGTGTCCAGAGGCATCACCGACAACGCGACGGCGACGGCGCTGACGCTATCGGGCAGCGGCGCGAACTCGGTGACGATTGCGAACAGTGCGACGAACCCGACGATTGGGACGAGTGCTGGTGGGTTGGCTATCGCAGGGAATGTTAATGAGCCTAGTTGCTACGCAACTGGGAATATAAACGGCGCGTATCCGTCCTCTGCAAAAGGGTTGGCTGTAGCCAACAATTTCCTCCTTGGGAACCTTGAGGTCGATTACTTCAACACCGAAACAACAGCGGTTGTCTCTTACGCCTTCTACCAAAAGACCGGCGCTTCAGCCGCAACACAACTGCTGCTCATGTATCCCGACGGGAAGGTCTTGGCTACATCCAAGGGTGGTCTTGGCTACGGCATAGATGCTGGCGGTGCGGTTATACAGATTACCAGCAGGGTTACGGGCGTAACGCTGAACACGCCTACCGGCGCGATCACAATGTTTAGCGCGGCGGGGTCTGCTACGTGGTCTTCGTTTGTGGTCACAAACTCCACGGTGGCTGTAGGCGATACGGTGGTCTTGTCAGCACAAAATGGTGCAACCGACCTCTATCTACTACAGGCGCATAACATTGCGAATGGTTCATTCGACATAGGCTTCGCCACCACGGGAGGCACCGCGATAGATGCTCCTGTCATCAACTTTACTATCATCAAGGGTTCGGCCTCGTGATCATCTACACGAACTTCCTGATCCCGACAGGCTTCGCAGCGATCACGCTGTGGCCGTTCATCCTGATTCGTCCTGAATACAAGGGCAATGAAGGACTGAAGGCGCATGAGGAAGTCCATTGGCAACAGGCTTGGACAAGTCTGTTCCTGTTCTACCCGCTGTACTTGTTCTCCAAGTCATATCGGCTCAAGGTCGAGGTTGCTGCGTACCGTGAGCAACTGACCTACGGTGGCGATCCAAAGCTGCTGGCGTCATTCCTGACCAACAGGTATGGGCTGAACATCAACTATGACGAAGCGCTTTTGCTGCTGACCGACCATGCTTGACGGCTACCAAGAGAATGTTCTGACCAACGGTGGCGATTGCCCGCTGCACTGGCATTCGACCGATCGCGTAGTCCGCCATGACGACGTCACGCAAGGGCAGGCAATACTCCGTCAACGCGACGTCTCAGGCACCTACGCTATCACCGAAAAGGATGACATCCTGCTCTGCGCATCGGGAGGAACGGTGACCTTGCCGCTGGCGAAAGGTGGGCGGGAGTTTGAGGTGGTGATGACTGGAGCAACGAACGTGACGGTAGCAACAACGTCTCCCGATCTTGTCTATGGGGCTTCCACAGTGCTTATGAATGTTCTCGGCATGGCGCTACACTTCAAGGCCACCTCCGGTGGGTGGTTGATCATATGAGCTTCATCCCACTACCGCAAGATGGATTCGGCAATGTCTCGATGGGCTTCGGGGACTCGGCGGCGCTTGACGCCTTCCAGCGTCTGCGCACGTCCCAAGCCAACCGCATCTTCGATTCGCAGCAGGAGTACGGCCTTGACACTCTGAGAACATGGGACGCCACAGCGAACGGCGCTTTGCCGACGATCCTTGCGCCGAATGGGTCTGTGGTAAACGGGAGTAATGCTGTAGGACCAACGGCGACCAACAGCCACATGACCCCCATCACGGTCAGCTCGACGAACGCCCATTACAGCATCTTGCAATCGCGGCAGTACACCCGCTACATTCCCGGCTTCTCGCATTTGGTGTTGATGACCGGCGTGTTCGCTAGTGGCAGCGGTTGGACGGCCAATCTTGTGCGCCGCACTAGCACTAGTGGATCGCCGGTCGAGGAAGAAGTAACCCGTCTCGGCGTCAATGGATGGAACATCGACAAGTTCGACGGCACAGGCCCGAGCGGTATCACGCTCGACCTGACTAAGACGCAGATTCTGTTCACCGCCGCGCAGTGGCTAGGTGTCGGCCGCGTGATCATGGGCTTCGACATTAATGGTCGGCTGTGGCCGGCGCATCAATTCCTTCACGCCAACGTGCTGACTCTCCCCTACACGCAGACGTTCAATCTGCCTGTGCGCTACGAGATTCGCAACACTGGTGTGTCGGAGAGCAAGGCACGAGCGGGGTACTTCGATGCAAACAACGGCTTCTACCTAGAAACCACTCGCGCTGTAGCCGGTGGCACGATCAACTTCGTTTGCTGCTCCGTGCAGTCTGAAGGCGCAGACGAGGCTCGTGGCTTCCCGCAGTCTCAGAACCCCGGCATTGCTTCGATCACGGTGACAACTCGTCGCCCTGTGTTCAGCATCCGTCCTTCAGCGACCTTCAGCGGCATCACAAACCGTGGCCACATCGAGATTGAGGACTACTGGCTGACGGCTTCGAGCAACAGTAGTATTTACGAAATCGTGATTGGCGGAACCCTTACCGGAGCGGCATGGCTAGCTGTAGGGGGGTCTGTGGCGGCGGGTGCGTTCATCGTCGGGGTGAGGTATAAGATTCTTACTGTTGGCACGACGAACT